TCCGATCTGAAGGTGTCAACTAATTTGCCCCTGCCTATATATTTTTAGACATACTTTAACGCTAGTATTATTCGGAGAAACAATGAATATGAAAGAACCCCAAGCATCTCAGGTAGAGGTGTCTGCACCTCAGCCTCTTCTCGACACTTTGAAAGTGTACACTGCTCTCAGGAGTACAATGCATCATGTCGAAGGTTCCATAGCAGCGACTCAGGACTGGAGTAGCACAGGATCTATGGTAACGAGAGATAATCTCGCTCATTACACCTCAGTGATTCATCACTTGGTGTCTGCTTTACCACGACTCCACCGTGCTGTCAACCGTGTCGCCAACGGCGGGTCTTATGAGACGGATCCAGTAGTCGGCTACGCGGATAATATCCTCGTCGAGTTGTCTAATAGACATCAATCTGATGTTCAGTATCCACACATGACGACTCTTGCGTAACGGCCCAATAACAACTCACCACATCAGGTATAAACTAACATGGCAAATTTATTACTCTCGGGAACGTGGCAGGATAGAGGTAACGCTCTAGTCCAAACCGCTCCTAAGACGGCTTCTACCGTATCAAAACCGGTGGTATATCAAGCTGACCTCGTAGGCTGCGGAGGAAGCACTCACGTCAAATTCCAACGGTCGCTTTCCATCAACGAGCTGGTATCATGCCAAATCACCAACGTTGGATTCCTTTCCATCTCTGGTGGTGTACGTAACGATCCCTTCGCAGGTACCAATTACGACAATATGGTCGACACCATCCTCGCAGGCTTACGCGCGGCGGTATTAGACGGTACTTCTGACTTGTAGAGACCCAGTTTCATATCACTCCATTTATAATCAAATCCATAAATTTAGACGAGAAAGATCATGACGCAGTATTTGCCCGTTCCAAATCAGATTCGGTACGTTAACGACCCTTTCGCCGCCGTAATTCACCAGTCGTCTTCGACGCTTGATGTCTTACTCAACGCGAACCCTCAAGCTAATAGGACCCAGCGCAATCCAACCCGACTTCACTTCGGATGGGATTGTGATGACATCTTAGGAAGAGTCATCATGACTTTGTCCATCTTGAGGAAGGTGAGACGTAGGTGGGAACTGTTCAGATCGGATAGCTACGGCTACATATTCGATGAAATGGTTCCTCAATTTCACCGCCAATTTGCGTCACAGAGCTGCGTCTATCTTACGGATTGCTCGATGACGGGGCTTCTTAAGCTCAACGTCATTGACGCTCAACGGTTAATAGAATGGTATGATCTAGCTCTCACAAACGCTACCTCAGTACAGGGCGATACACCAACCATGTTTATGGCGGATCCACCTAGCCTGAGCTCGGACTGGGAGGCGTACTGTACGGCGTGTAACGACAACGCTCCTACGCCAGATACCTCTGTATCAATACTACCATGCATTGGTAGCACTGCGCCAGTTAAGCATGTCGTACCCGCTGGGTATGCTTTACCACCCATAGAATTTCCGCGCTCACCCTACCTCCACGCTGACTTCGCTGGTGGAGGGCTAGGTATATGGCCGGGACTGGAGAACACGGCCACGGTTTTCGGTATAGATTACAACATCTCATTTCCTCCTTACGATTTCTCTTTTATAGTCGCGGTCGTTGAGATAGACAACTCCGACGTAACAGTGATAGACGGGGGACCGAACCGGTATACGGATGGGGAACCAGGTATGATGTATTACTACAGACGACTATCTGGCGATCCATCGGAGGATGAGCTAGTAACCGCCGTACCACCTGGAGGTGAATCGCCTGACGAGAGTGAGTACGATTACGTCGTTCCCACGGCCATCATCACCAGATCAGCGCAGAATGCCTATCTTTTTCCGAATTGGCAACGGTCTGGCATAATCGTCAGAGACTGCCAACTATGGCCGTCCTTAGCAGAAAAGACTACCGTCGTCGATTCAGTGCCTCAACCAGTGGACATAAGGGTCCAGGATAGAGTGACGAACCTGATATTTGACGCTAACGCCATAGTCACCGCCGCACTCACTCCCACTCAGACAGTCCAAACAGAGGTTCCGTTCGTCTGGTCTATGCCCAATTATCAACCTTTGTTGTCTATTGCGACAGTTGTCACCATAACCAACGTTGAAGACAGGATCCGTGAGATCACAAAACTCCTGGGGGTGGCACAGGGTATAGCTCGACAGTGGATCCTAGACAACGTAGGGTCACCTACTTACATTTCACCGCCGTCTGTGGCTAATCCTGTTATAGACACTTCCCAAGGCAATCCAGTGCTGGATGTCCTCTTTTTCACCCTATGGTTGGCAAACCAGCTGCTATCTCAAACTAGCGAACCCATTTAAAATTCAAACACCTCCTGAATATATGAATAAACTTCCCGAATACCTCCAGTCAGCTCCACCGGATGATCCATCGCTTCGGAGCCTAGGATCACGGCCACTTCCTCCGGACTGGCGAACAGTTTCGCTCTCCAGTGGGCGGGTACAGCCTTCGCCACTACCTCCACGATTTCCGCGAAATGCTCGTGAGCATACAGATTGGCGAGTTTAGATACCACGCCCATAAAAGTGACTTTCATGCGGAGTTCGTCGATCACGCCCTTGTCTTTTCTGTCATACAGCAAAGCATCTGCGAGCGACTCGATATTCTCACTGTCATTCTTCTGGAAGATCATTCCGGGTAGTGCCCTCATCAGAGTGCGCACCGCCCTACAATCGTTTCTGAAGAAGTGAGCTCCAAGAAAGTCGATGCGTGCGTAATCACCTGCCTCCTCTGAGATGTGCGTCTTGTCCACATTGAGCTTAAAACCGATTTTAGCTAGACTTTTGCTCAAATCCGCCAAATCCACCTTGCTAGCAGATGCTAATACGGTATCGTCACCAAAGGCGAAGTGGACCCAGTCGTCAACCCCGTACCCACAATCATCCATCGCGAACTTCACCGCGATGAGGTTACTAATGGTACCAATGACTGACGTAAGTCCCATCCCTGAGAACAACCCGTGGACGGAGTCACTTTCAAGCAGCCCAGTCGGAGTCAGCAGACCACAGGTCATGTAGTACCGCTTCAGTCTAGCTAGCAACGACTTATGCTCGTCTGTTAGATCCATAATAATGGGGAAGACGACATCGAATATCGCATCCATCATCTCCTCTCGCACACTAGCGTCAAATGCAGAAAAATCCAGAGAATAGAAATGATCTACATTATTGAAACACTCAGAAAAGTTTTCACTCATCTCCTCCACTCCGTTATAGCCAAAAGTGGCGTAATGCTTCTTGAACGCATCTGTAATCGGAGCTTGAAAGATCACGTCGACCCATTTAGTTGCGCCTTCAGGGCACTCTACAGGCCTCATCTTAGGGTTTCTACCACCTGGTGTGACTCTACTGAAGAGCACAGCGGGCAAAGACAGGTCTGTCTCGCCGTCGATTACAGCCTGAGCTTTCGCCATGTAGAAATCCAACATGTCGCTGTTCTCAGGGGAATTCCACTTCTTGGTGAAGAACGGTGCACCACCGTTACGGCCACGTTTCACCCGCTCATCGCCCTGCTCGAAAGTGAGAGGGACGATCTTTCCCGTGTAGTCAAGAAGATGCTCTCCAACATAGACAGCCGCCAAGTGAAACGCGAGCTTGGTGTCCTCGTTCCAGGATGTGCCCTTGAGTGGGGCAAAGAGGGCAGCCACTTTGTTATGCCACTCAGTGTAATCGACCTTGAAGTACGGTCCGACCTTGTTGCGCCAGTCAAGCTCTTCGTTTTCCAATCTACTGTCAATGTACTTGGACATCCCAACGACGACCTTGTCGACTTCTAGCGCCGCCCAAAGTGGTGTTCGAGAATGGGGATTCTTCATGCTTTCCTCATAAGTGGTTCCTTTCAGGGCACCCTTCTGGCCACCAATAGCTTGCTTGAGAAAATCACGCTTCAACCTCGAAGAGGCTTCTGCGGATTGTTCTCGGATGGCATCGAAGGAAGAGTGATCTTCATCGTACCTGGTCCTATGGCTACCTTCAGGTGAAGGGATACTAGCACAATCATTCATCCAACGTGAGATTCTGGTCAGCTGGGCCTTGGAGTCTTTACGATCCTTACGTTTTTCAACGATTTTGGCGTAACGCTCTTCAGCTTTACTAGCCAGTTTATTTCCCAATAAACCTCTAATACCCATTGTAATTTACCTAGTTAATTTACATATACCGCCTACAGGGTACTATTCTGAGGAAGTATAAACGATGCAACAGAACATTAACTGTTGTATCGTTTTCCCGGCC